AACTAAATCTAGCCATAGAAAACGGACAAGGTATAGTAGAACTAAAAGGTAATACAGTAATAATAGATAGTGATAACTTCCAATTAGATGAAACAGGAAAAATAACTGCAACAGCTGGTGATATTGCAGGATTTGAAATAGACCAAGAAAATGGATTTGTAAAAAAAATATATGCACCTTATGATTATACCCAAGCTGATTTAACAAGAGTATATCAAATTATAATGGGGCAAATTACACCAACAGCAGAAGATTATGAAAAATATGATTTAAGTGAAAATGGAACTATAACTGCAATTGACTATGTTTTGATATATTGGTTTATAAATCAAGGAATAACAACAACAAATTATGGAAAATTTATAATTGATGCACCAAATATAAAAAGATTAGATAGTGCAAAAATGGGATATGTTAATGGGTATGGAAACTTTACAAATGGAATTGGATATGATGGTGGGAAATTTAATAAAGTAGTTCTCGCTGAGAATACCACAACAGAAGTATATGCAACACCAAGTTATATAAATATGTATGCAAATAGAGAAGAAAACCCAACAATAACTTTAAATAGTGAAACTGGTGAAATAACTTGTGTATCATTAACACAAACTTCACAAGAAAAAAATAAAAAGAACTTTGAATTATATAAAGATAGTGCATTAAAAGAAATAAAAAATATAGATATATATAAATATAACTTGAAAAATGAAGATGATGATAACAAAAAGCATTTAGGATTTGTAATAGGAGATAATTATAAATATTCACAACAAGTAACAAACAATGATAATACGGGGGTTGATAATTATTCATTTACAAGTCTATTATGTAAAGCGATTCAAGAACAACAAGAACAAATAGATGAATTAAAAAAGGAAATAAAATTATTAAAGGAGGTAAACAATGGTAAAGATAAACTTTCAAAATAATGTAACAAAATGTAGTGCAGAAACATTTAATACAATGCAAGATAATATTGAAGATGCAATTAATGACATAGAAGAATATGATAGTACAGTAAGTACAACTTCAACTAATGCCGTAGAGAATCAAGCCATTACTAATTATGTTGATGAAATAGAAGAAATAGGAACTTCAAATGGTTGGGTTTATAGAAAATGGAGAAATGGAATTGCAGAGTGTTGGAAAAATAAAACTTGGGCTGTTTCAGTTACAAATGCTTGGGGAACAGGTTTATATTATGGAACAATAACAGGAGAAACGTTTCCAACAAACTTGTTTATTACTACACCTACAATAAGTTTTCAAAATATAACAGGAACAAGTGTTATGTGTATGAATAGTAGCGATGCAAGTTCAACAAGTACAGGAGATATACAAGTTGCTCGTGGAACTTCTAGTTCGGGTGCAGGAGGAACAATAAGTATTCTTGCAAAAGGACGTTGGAGAGAGTAGGAGGTAAATTATGACAAAAATAGAATTTAAAAATCTACCAGATACAAGTACACCTATTAGTGCTGAAAACTTAAATACATTACAAGATAATGTTGAAAATGCTATACCTGAAATTGATAACGCTGTTTCAACAAGTTCAACTAATGGTGTAGAAAATCAAGCAATAACTAATTATGTTGATGCAAGTGTAAGTGGAGATTTAATAGTTAATAGTATAAGAACTAAAAATTTATTTGATAAAAGAACTATTGTAGCCGGTGATATTATGGGTGCATTTAATGATATAAGATTATCAAGCAGACAACCATTATGGTTAGAAGCCGGAACATATACTTTTAGTTGCGATATAACAAGCCCATTAAGATATTCTATAAATGTTGAAAATGCCGGACTACCACCTTTATCTTCATACCCAACAATGATACTTGATAGTGGTTGGCAATCTGCAAGTTCTTTAACATATACATTTACTATAACTACTGCCGGTTGGTGTGTAATAAATGTATCAAAAGAAAATAATGCAACATTAACAGTAAGCGAAATATCAAGTTTTAGTTTTCAATTAGAAGAAGGTAGTGAAGCACATACAATAACACCATACCAAAGTTTAGATTATGAAGAACCAATTATAGATATAACTAAACAGATTACTTGGAAAAGTGGTTTTGAATTAAAAGATGGAAAATTATGGAAACAGGGAAAAAGAATATTTGGAACTTTAAATATTAGTGGGACAATGTCAACTGGTTCACAAGTTATAGATATATTTACAATTCCTTATAGCTTTCCAGCAAACTTTGTATTTGGATGTACTGCAACAACAAGAGACCAATGGGGTTATCCTGATGGTATGGCTTATTGTTATATGTCGCAATACGGACATTTCAATGCAAATGCAAATATAAATGCAAAATTCTTAAGAGTTCAATTTGAATTTGTAACAGTGTAATTTTACAAAAATTTTAATTTATGATAATATACAAATAGAGATAGAATACCCCTAACAAAACTATCTCTATTTTTAAAAGGAGGAAATAAAATGGTATTTAAAAATTCAAAAGTTTATGATGTGTTGAAATGGGTGGCACTATCGGGAGTTTATGGATTAAGTCTACTAATGGCAGGATTAGGCGAAATTTGGAACATACCATATACAGCCCAGATCGTAGCAACCATTGACCTTATTGGCTTGGTGCTAGGCATATGGATCGGAGTATCTAGTATAAAATATGCAAATCAAAACAAGGAGGGATAAAATGGAATTAGAAGTAATAACAGAAGAACAATTAGAAGAAATCAACGAGTGTATAACAGAAGAAATAGATGACATGGGAAAAGGGGATGAAGAAGATGAGCAAGAGTAGTCTAACAGATGTAACCATCCTAAATAACCATTATTCATCTAGAAATGGAAACAAGATAGATAAGATCACAATACATCACATGGCAGGAAACCTAACAGTAGAATCATGTGGTAGAGTATTCCAAAATAGAGAAGCAAGTTCTAACTATGGTATAGGATCAGATGGTAGAGTAGGATGTTATGTAGAAGAAGAATATAGAGCATGGTGTACAGCTAACCCAGCAAACGATAGGAGAGCAATAAACATAGAAGTAGCCAACGATGGTGGTGCTCCAGACTGGCATGTATCAGACACAGCACTAGCTAAATGCATAGATCTATGTGTAGATATATGTCAAAGAAATGGAATCAAGCAATTAAACTATACAGGAAATGCAGATGGAAACCTAACAAGACACAATATGTTCATGGCTACTACATGCCCAGGACCATACCTACAAAGTAAGTTCCCATACATAGCAGAAGAAGTAAACAAAAGACTAGGGCCAGTTCCACCAACACCAGGAGGAGATTCACAAATAAGATACATTCAAGGAAAACTAAATGAAAGATATGGAACTAATTTAGTAATAGATGGTATTTTCGGACCAGCAACTAAAAAAGGACTTGTATTAGCACTTCAAAAAGAAGACAACTGGCAATATGGTGCAGGGCTTGTTGAAGATGGAATAATGGGAAATCAAACAGCCCGTAAGTCGCCTGTGGTAAGATATGGTGCTGATGGTTGGATTACTTGGACAATTCAATGTATGCTATATTGTAAGGGATATGATCCAGGATACTTGGATGGAAAATTTGGAAATGGAACAAAGACAGCATTACTAAATTATCAGAAAGCAAATGGACTAACAGCAGATGCAGTAGTAGGATACAACACATATCTAAAATTATATAGTTAAAAAAGAGACACAAATAAGTGTCTTTTTTTATGGGAACAATAAAATACTCGCAGAAATAACAAACGTGTCTAAAAAGGGCATAAAAATACCAAATAAAAAGGAGAATAACTATATTCTACAAGATCCAAATTACAAAATTTAAAATACAAAGATAAATAAAAACATTAAAGTTGACAAAAAGTAAAAAATAAGTGTAAAGTTATTTAAAAACATTGACTATGGGAAAAACATAGTATAAAATGGATATTGATAGGAGGATAAAGAATGAAGAAAAGAAGACTAAAAGGATGGGTTAAGGTAGCAATAACATTTATAATATGTGTAGTTGTATCATACTTTCTAGCATTAAGAATAATTGAATGCTACTTTATGTAGGAGGAAAAAATGAAAACATATGAAGTTGAAGTAGAAAGAATTAACGAAGAAATAGAAATAATAGCCGAAACAAACGACCTAGAAGAAGCTATAGAAATAGCAAAAAAAACACCACGAGAAAACTATAAAGCAATAGGAATAAACGTAATAGATCCAGATGGAAGATTAATAAAAAAAATAGAATTGGAGGTGAGATAAGTGTACATAATTAAAGAACCAGGAATAATAAAATTCATGATAGGAGATTTCAAAACAATAGCAAAAAAAATAGGAATAAATAATTGTACATTAAGTAGAATCCTAAATGGAAAACAAGCAACCAGATACCTAACAGCATATTTTATAACAAAACTATATAACAAAGAAGCTGAA